AAGGCTCCAACCATAGGGCTTCAGCCAGTCAATACTTGCCGCCATCAGAGAACGGATCCTTCTCGGACCAATCGATGAGCTTCCTGCCTTCCCACTCCACCTCAGAGTTGATCGCCAACGGATCGTTGGTTTCTGGATCAACCCCGTTGCCGCTGATGATCGAACCGTCCTCGTCCATGATTGGAGCGCCTTGGTCGTCTCCGATTGCGGAGTCATGCAGGTCAAGCAGGTTCGTGTTCATCCTGAAGCGGTAGATGTCGTCAATGATGTCGACGCCCGTTGCGAACGTCTCGTTGTTGAACTCGTAGAGTTCGCAGGTCAGGTCAAAGGTCTGCAGCGAGCCCATCTGATAGAACACTGCCTCGTGCTCGACGAACTTGATCTCGAACAGCTTCCTGTTTAGTGGGAAGAAAACGAGGTCGCCTTCCATCGGGCGAACGTGCTTGGGCGCCTTGTCAGTGACGTGCGTCTTGAAGGCGCGGCGGGCGACCGTCAGCTGCATGCGATCGCGGATCTCGAGACCAAACTTCGAGAGGAAGTCGCCTTCGCCCTCGAAGCCTTCGACGCTTTTCACGTACATCTCAACCGGGAACGCCGCGTCGAACACCGACAGCTTGTCGTCTGCCATGATGTTGTCGCGGTTCAGGCTCTTGCGACGGATGTACCAAAGGTCGATTCCAAAGTGCTGGATCGCCTCGACGATCAGGTCTTCGACAAGACGCTGTTCGCTCAGGGAATCGAAGTTGCGGAAGTAGCCTTTGGTTGCCATGTTCTGCCTCTAGTCCAGCCTTCGCCCGGCGAATCTGTGACACGTTTGTTGGTCTTGCCGTCAGTCCACCATTGTAGCTTACTGACCGCTGCTGCATGTTTAGCGAGTTCTTCGGGAGACTTATTCTTCCACGCACTGCGGTTCTTCTCGGCAATGGCTTCAACATCTCTGCGACCTTCTGTACAAGCCTTCTTCACCGACTCTGCCATGGCTGCGCGGTAGGCTTCCGAGCCGTGCTCCAGAACGACCTTGCGCTGCTCGACCGGGAACTTCTTCGCCATCGTAGACTTCATGGCTTCGCGACGCTTCTCTACAGCATCGGACGACTGCTTCTTGCCGCGCATGCCAGCCAGACGAGTCTCGGACTTAGCCTGAACCTCCGGGCGAGCCATCGCTTCCTTGGTCATCTTGGAGATCTTCTCCCTCAGCGTCAGCACCCGGTCCTCTTCCGAGGCAGACCAGTGTCCGTTCGGATGATTGGTCAGGTTGTAGTAACGCTTGCCGAGTTCCTCTGGCTTGATCTTACTGAGCCAGCGGTACTCTTCTTGTAGCAGGTCGTTGCGGTTGGTGTAGACGCGCGCGAGGATGCGGCGCTTGAAATCCTCGGAACGGTAGCGATACGCGTCTCGCATCCACTTTGACGAACAGACGTAGCCGTCGTCTTCTGTACCCCAGTGACAACCGATGTAGAACTTGTTGCGCTTCTTGTCGCGCCAAATGTAGATGAAACCGTGCTTCTCAATAGTCATAGCGTGCTCCTGGTTGCTATGACTATTTAGCGTTTTACGCTACTAGCCCATCATGTCGGACGGCGGGAGACCATAGCCGAACAGCATCTCCTGTTCCAGCTTCTCTTGTTCCTGCATGTAGCGCGTCAGGATCGCTTCGCCGTTGAACTGCACGCCGCCCGGCATCTGCATCCCGATGAACTTTGAGAGATTTGTACCCCACTGGACGCCAACGAGCGCGGTGGCGTAGCGCGCCAGCCAGCGATCAGACCAGACGTCCATGAACTCGTCCGGATCAACGACCTTGTACGCTTCGACGATCAGGAACTGACCCGGCTGGATCTTCTTCCAGTTCATGTCGACGTGCAGGCGGTTGACGTGGCGGTTGTAGCGGATCGGTTGCTTGCCGACCAGCAGCTCCTGCATGACGCTGACGTTCTGCATCATCATGAAGTACGGAAGCAGCGACTGGCTGGTGAGCGTGTACAGGTCGTTCAGCGCGATCTGGTACTGGAGGTTGAAGATGCCACCGGAAGTCAGCGACGAGCCGCTGTCGAAGATGCGGACAGCGCCGATGATGTTCTCGGGCAGCGTGATGTACTTGTTCGCGATGTCTTCTTCGTTGACCTGATGCTTGTAATACACAGCCTCAGAGCCATCGTAGTGGTAGTCAGCGAAATACTGCAGCGCCTCGTCGACGCGATCCTCCAGCTGCTCGTCGTCAACGTTGATCTCGATGACCGGAGCGCCTAGACGCTTCAGCACGTACTGCTTGAACTCTTCTCGATTGGTGGGCTTGGCCATCTCTGCTTCCGTGTAGTGTGGGGACTGCCTACTATTTAGCTCAAAGGTCCATTGCAACGAGTGATTCAAGTTCGGCGGTCATCTCACCGTTCTCTACAATGTTGGTGTAGCTGCTGGCCGGAAGGTACTTCTTGACTTTGGAGGCGTAACCCTTGTACCAGTCGTAAGGGTAGGCGACCCACTCGCCGTCCTCCTGCTCGCTGCGGATCGCTTCCATCCAGAAGTTGAGCGTCAGAGCGTCCTGCACCATCTGCTGGTAACGCAGGCACCAGAGCATACCGAACGACTTCGCGTAGAGCACGTCCGGGCGGTGGAACAGGTTGGAGTCAAGGATCGAAACGCGCCCGGAGCTGTCGTCGAGGTTGACGATGAAGCTGTTAAGGCAGACCACCTTCGATTCTTCGTCTTCGCCGAGCATCGTATAGAGGCGCTTCATCTTCGGGTGGACGCGGCGATAGGTCAGCCCATACGTCGTGTTGCACGGTGGAAGACCTCGAGAATGAGCCCCACCGAGTAGAGTGCCGGACTCAAGCACCAGCCAGCTAGCCGTAGCGCCGAGCGCTTCCAGCGTCGCCTTTGCCGACTGCAGCTTCTTGCTTTGGTCCCACTCTGCGACGTAAACCTTGAACTTGCCTCGACAGAACCGCTCGATATTGCGCTCGTATTCAGTGAAAATCTCTCCCTTCAATTTACTGTACTTGTCGATCTGCGACTGTGGGATGACCACGAGAACGTTCTCGTAGTTCCACTGCTTCAGCTGCTGGAGAGTTACGAACGCTCCATGGTGAGTCGCGATGACAAGGATGTTCATGATGTTGTCTTGTGCGGGTGCTCGCTCATATGTTCGAAGAAGGCTGCCACGCGGGCTGCCGGGTCTTCATGATATGTAGTGAGAATGCCTGACTCCGGATGCGAGAACAGGCTCGTCATCTTGTCGATGAGTGGGCTGCGGATTGAAGCCCCGTCGAGTCCGCGATAGATGTGTTCGAAGTTGGACGGCGCCTTCTTGTCAGCGCGATTGACCAGTCCGATCTGCTTGCCGAGGATCGTGGCTGCGATACCGGTCTCGCTAGAGAGCGTGAACCAGACCTTCTTAGTGTTGCGCAGGATCGGGTACAGCGGAGCGTCGGCAGGAATGACGTTCTTGCCCCAGCGGTTGCGCAGGTAGTTGGTCCAGGTACGCTCGGTGATCGGGTGTAGCTTGACGTACGCACCGTCCGCGACCAGTCGATCGATCTTCTCGAAGTCAACGACGTCGTCCCTGACGAGCAGGTTCGTACCGGGCAGCACGACGAGCTCGTCGCAGTTGAATGCATCGTCTTCCTCGTCGAGGATGTATTTGTCCTCAATTGACTCTCGCAGCATGCGGACGACGCGCGCGCCTTCGTCCGTCGGCTTCATGAGCGCGACGTCGCGGATGTTGTTGCGAGCGATGACGAAGCTCTGTGGACAGAGGTAGATCGCCTTCGTGAGGAAGTCGCTGAACTTGTAGCCGTGGATCTTCCCGGGAATGTCGTAAGCGATGTCGTACTCGACCTTGACGCCGTTGGCAATGCGCGGCACGAAGCGCGCCAGAGCTTCCTGATCCTTGTTGGCAGGCGAACGAAGCGCCTCACCGGACTTCATGAAGTGTGTCGTCATGTCGCCGAGCCACTCGTTGCTGCTCATGTACTCGAACTTCTTATTTGCCATCGCGCTCCGCCTCGAGCTTGGCGACGCGCTTCTTCAGCTTCTTGATTTCGCTCTGTGCGTCAACGAGCTTGCCGAGGACGACCTCGACAAACGATTCGAGCTTCTTGTTGACGGTCTGTACAGAGACTTCGTCGTTGGGATCGATCTGCATAAAACACTCCAGAGCATTGGTTCTCTGGAGTATTTAGACCGGCTGACCCACTTCCGCGTACAGGTTGTACGTACCAGAACCGACGACGGTTCCGTTGACGTGGCTGATGGTGTACGTTCCGCTAATGCCCGCCGACGCAGGGTTCAACGCCGTGCCCGACGCGCTGACGGAAACGGTCCTCGCGGACGAGAGCACACCGCCGCCGCCCTGTGGCGAGAAGTCGACGCGATAGTTGGCTGCCTCCGCCGGATTCGATGGCGTCATCCAGTTGATACCTGAAGACGATCCGTCCGGGAAGAACGTGAGCGCCGACGTTGCCGTACCGCTCCAGACGTGGCGAGCGTCCTCGAAGTGACCGATGCCGCCGACGTAGCCGGG